AAGATAAAACACTTGCCCTGCAAGGTGCTACATCAGCTACTGGCACAGGTATAGCCTTCCCCGCTACGCAATCTTCATCCTCAGACGCTAATACGCTAGATGATTATGAGGAAGGGACTTGGACACCAAGTATAAGCAATGCTTATAACTCTCCTCCAACAGTTACTTATACTGCTCAAAATGGCAGCTATACAAAAATTGGTCGTCTTGTTGTAGTTGCTTTTCATATTGAAATAGCGACTTTTTCTGGCGGTGCCGGACCGATATTTTTTAGCGGCCTTCCGTTTACTCCGGCAACAACTACAGATGCAAGGTTCCAAGGCACGGCGTATTTAAGCGGTCCAAATACGCCCGCATCGACTGTAACCGTAACGCTTGGATATGCCAAATTGGACAATGGAAGTTATTACTTAACTTTTGCTTGTTCAAGAGATGATACTGCAATGTCCAATGCAGGCACGATTAACTGTTCTGACTTGGCTGCGGGCGATGTTCTTGCCGGGACATTCACATACTTCGTTTAACCACGCCGGATAACTAGCGCGGTCAGATTCAACAGAAAGGATTATCAAATGATTACCAAAGAAACCGTAGTAGACCAAATCACTGTCGTTGAGAACGGCACAGTGCTTTACCGTGAAGCCACTCGCATCATCGAGGATGGCAAAGTCCTAACACAGACCTATCACCGCTCATCCCTAACACCAGGGCAAGACCTCACAGACCAGCCTGAGAAGGTGGTAGCGATCTGTAATACGGCTTGGACACCTGAAGTGATTGCAGCCTATGAAGCAGCGCAACAGCAAAATCAAATAGGAACCCAACCATGATCACTTACAACTGGACAATCTCCGCACTCAACTGCATCCCTCAAACCGCTGAAGGTGCAGACTATGTAGTCACGGCGCACTGGCAATGCACAGGCACTGATGGCACTTACACAGGTCAGGTCTACAGCACTTGCTCATTCCCAGTTGAGAGCAAAACAAGCTTTACGCCTTACGATCAACTCACGCAGCAGCAAGTCATTGAATGGTGCTGGGCCAACGGTGTGGACAAAGATTCAGCCGAAGCAGCCGTAGCGCAGCAAATTCAGAATCAGATTGACCCGCCTATTGTTACCCCACCCCTACCTTGGAGCCAAGCATGAACGATCAAGACGTAACCGTAAAACTTTCCCTGATGAACAACATCATCGGGTATCTAGGCACACGGCCTTATGGCGAAGTATTTCAAATCGTACAAGCCATCCAAGAGCAAGTATCGCCACAACTTCAAGTCGCCCCTGAAGTAAAAGCAGAGCAGTAAATGGACGACAAAACCCACGAGTTAGCGGTCCTCAAGGCGCAAGCCAGAATCAAGCTAGAGGAACTCAAGGCTCAGGACTCAGCCAAAGAAGTTGCTGGCAAAGCGATTGGTGAAGATGGGCTACTTTACATCTTCCTGATCGTACTCGTGGGTGTTGGCGCGTCCCTCTTTTTAGATGGTGAGAAGATCGCTGCTGTGATGGGTTTGCTTGGCGCCTCGTTGACAGCCTTGATCCAAATGCTCAACGGTATTGCTGGAACTGCTGCTAAGCAAGAAAAGCCAGAGTTTGAAGTCATCAAGGACTTGATCACCCGTCTTGATAAGCTGGACCGTGCCGAGCCACCCATGCAAGTGGATGTTGAAGGCAGCAAGGTGACGGTCAAAAAAGGCCAAGACATCGTAACGGCTAAGGGGTAATTATGTTTGAGCTACTTAGCGGCGGTCTTTTAGGCTCCATCTTCGGCGGCATCTTTCGGCTTGCTCCTGAAGTCTTAAAGTTCTTGGACAAGAAGAACGAACGCCAGCATGAACTCAGCATGTTTCAGCTACAGACCGATCTGGAGAAGATGCGCGGTGAATTCAAGATGGAGGAGAAGTATGTTGACTACAGCGTTCAGCAGCTTGATACCATCAAAAGCGCGTTTCAAGAGCAGGCTGAAACGGCTAAAGCAGCGGGTTGGTTTGTGGCTGCTATCTCGGCGTTGGTTCGTCCGGGCATCACTTGGTGCCTCTTCTTTATGTATGCGGCAGTCAAGACGGGTGCGCTTGTTATGGCATTTCAGACGGGTGCGGCATGGACTGAAGTTGTAACTAAGTGTTGGGATGAAGATGATTTTGGGTTGTTCACGATGGTTATAAGTTTTTGGTTCGTTGGAAGAAGCATAGAGAAATACCGTAAGACATGAACCATGAGCAATTCATTGAACTTGTCAGAATACGTGCAGATGTTGAGACGCAATTACGGTTCATTGAAGAGCAGCGACGAATCATTGCCGAGCAAACCAGAAGAATCCTTGAACTCCTTGGACGCCGCGAAGCAGATAGCCAAGGAGCATCTGATCAAACCCTTTGAAGGGCTGGCAAAGCGTTTGCCTGACGGACGTGTAACGGCTTATCCTGACCCCGGAACCCGTGGACATCCTTGGACAATTGGCTGGGGTGCCACTGGTCCTGATATTAATCCGGGCACGATCTGGACAATTGAGCAGTGCGAAGATGCGCTGGATCATCATGTGGAGTATTTTGTCCGAGGTCTGGTAAAGCTTTCACCCAAAATTCAAACTGCACTACCGCGACGCATTGCCGCCGTGACAAGCTGGGTCTACAATTGTGGCCTAGGGAACTATCGGGTTTCCACGTTCAAAAAACGTATTGACGCGGGGGATTGGGATGGTGCAGCCGAAGAGTGCCAAAAATGGAATAAAGCTGCCGGTCGAGTTCTCCCCGGCCTCACGCGCCGCCGCGCTGCTGAAGCTGCATTGATGAGGTGAGCCGTGCCACTCAAAAAGATCTTACTAAAGCCCGGAGTTAATAAAGAAAATACTCGGTATACCAACGAGAACGGTTGGTATATATCTGACAAGGTACGGTTCCGCCAAGGTACTCCTGAAAAAATTGGTGGCTGGGCGCGTATATCTTCGTACACCTTTCAAGGCGTATGCCGTGCATTGTGGAACTGGGTTACGTTAAGTGCTGAAAATTTAATGGGGGTTGGGACCAACCTCAAATACTATATTGAGCGTGGTGGGTTTTATAACGACATTACTCCCATTCGTGCAACATCAACCATTAACAACAATCCATTTGCGCTTACTGCGTCTACCACGGTAACAGTAACTGATACAGCACATGGGGCCATAACAGGCGATTTCGTTACGTTTAGCGGTGCGGTGGATATTGGTGGCGGGGGTACAAACGTCACAGCGGCAGTGCTGAATCAAGAGTTTCAAATTACTCGCGTTGACGCTAACACATACACCATCACTATTTCTGTTACACCCAACGCTACGGCTATCGCTGCTTCTCCCGGTGGGGGTGCTTCAGTTGTTGCAGCCTATCAAATAAACACCGGCCCAGCGTATCAACTACCATTAACGGGATGGGGTGGTGGAGGCTGGGGGTTGGGATCATGGGGGTTTGGCAGTGGGGCAACCGATTCTTTGCGCTTATGGTCTGCCAGTAATTGGGGGGAAGATCTTGTTTTTGGCCCTCGTGGGGGTGGCGTGTATTACTGGGATGCCGCTAATCTTTCTTCTAATCCTGTGGGGCGTGGGGTCAACATCAATACGCTTGGGGGCGCGGTAACTTTTACAATTGCAACCCCTTGTGTAGCTACGTTTTCAGTGTTGCTTGCTGAAGGTACAGCCGTACAGTTTTCTACAACAGGCGCACTACCAACAGGGTTGTCTACAGGTACAACTTACTATTTGCGTAATGTTGATGGGGTAACGGCTAATCTTTCAGCTACACCTACAGGATCAATAATTAATACGTCGGGTACACAGTCTGGCACACATAGCGTTAGCCTTTTAGAAGACGTACCAACCGCACAAAACTACATACTTGTGTCGGATACTTCTAGGTTTGTCATGCTGTTCGGTACGACAGACTATGGTAGTGCAATCCTTGACCCCATGCTTATTCGCTGGGGCAATCAAGAGTCAGTTGTGGATTGGGTGCCTTCTTCACTTAACCAAGCAGGGTCTGTACGGCTGTCGCATGGTTCAGAAATTGTTACTGCACTGCAAGCCCGTCAAGAAATTGTGGTGTGGACTGATTCCTCTATTTATTCGCTTCAGTATGTTGGGGCACCAATTGTTTGGTCTTCCCAACTTCTTGGGGACAACATTTCCATCATGGGGCAAAACGCTGCGGCTATTGCATCCGGTATTGTATTTTGGATGGGGGTCGATAAGTTTTACCGCTACGATGGTCGGGTACAAACGCTTCGTTGCGATCTTCGTCGGCACGTATTTAGCAATATCAATCTTGGACAAAGCCAACAAGTGTTTGCTGGCACTAATGAAGGGTTCAATGAAGTCTGGTGGTTTTACTGTTCGGCTGGTGCTACAGCGGTTGATTCTTATGTGGTTTACAACTACGCCGAAGATATTTGGTACTACGGCTCGTTAGCACGTACGGCTTGGATTGACTCCGGGTTGAGGGATTATCCCGTTGCTGCTACTTACAGCTATAACCTTGTTAACCATGAAGAAGGTATTGACGACAACCAGACAGGTACTCCCACGGCTATTGAAGCTTACATTGAGTCTGCCGAGTTTGACATCGACGACGGTGAAAAGTTCGGGTTTGTATGGCGCATGGTGCCAGATCTGACATTCCAAGGATCAACTGCGGGTACGCCTCAAGTCACGATGACCATGTACGGCATGAATGGTTCAGGGTCTGGGTTTAACACTGAGGCTTCTAAAGCAGTTGCCCGCACGTCAACCGTCACCATTGAGCAATTCACCAACATTGTCTACACCCGTATCCGTGGGCGGCAGATGATTATGAAGATTTCATCGGATGGGCTTGGTACAACTTGGCAGCTTGGCGCACCTCGTATTGACATCAGACCGGATGGACGGCGATGAGTCTTATCCAACACCCTGCTTCGCCTAACTTACCTCTTGCCCCCAGAGAGTATGAAGCGGTTTACCAAGAGCAGTTTAACAACGTCTTGCGTCTGTACTTCAACAGGCTCAATAACAACCTGCTTACTTTGTTTGGCCCGAATGGGGGTAGGTTTTTGGCGTTACCTTTTGGGGCTTGGTCTAGCGATTCAGATCAAGTAGCTGTTAGTACAACCGCAGCATATGCGATAACGTTTGATGTTGCTGATATTGTGGACAGCGTGTATCTAGTTAGTGGGTCTAGAATGACTGTTACGTATCCTGGGGTTTACAACTTACAATTTAGTGTTCAGTTTGCTAATACAGATACTCAGATTCATGATGTTGATGTTTGGGCGGCGATTAACGGCACTAACCTTGATAATAGCAATTCAAAGTTTTCGGTTCCTAACAGTCATGGTGGTACAGACGGGCATCTTATTGCAGCGTTAAATTTGTTTCTGCCTATGCAAGCGAGTGACTACGTAGAACTTTACTGGCATACTGACGACACTAATGTGTTGATTGAGCACCTCCCTGCTGCCTCTTCGCCTACTCGCCCTGCAACACCGTCTGTTATTGCTACGATGTCTTTCGTATCTGCGTTACCTGACTAAATGAGCACTTCTACTAAAACCCTGACTCCTGAGCAACAAGCTGCCCTTGCTAAGCTGCAAAGCTTTACGCAGCAAAAAGCTCTTGACGACTACCTGTCGGGGCGAGCAACGCAGTATGGTGCAACACCCAAAGGTGCCAAGTCTGATACAGGCTGGACTGCGGGGGAGGCGCTGGTTAATCCGTTTGCGGGGTTAAAAGATTTTGGTAAGAAAAACGTCGATATTTACGGCACAGATGAACTAATAGGTAACGTAGTAGGGCAGGAAGAAGTAGCAAAAACCGCTAGCGATATGATGCGAGAGAAGTTTGGTGAGCAGTTAGGGCATAAATCCACGTTTACCAAGGCGTATAAGAAGGATGACAAAGGCAATCCTGTTGAAGTAGAGCTAGATTCCCTTACGCCAGAAGAACTTAACTCTGGCAATGTTGTACTGTTCATGGGGGGTAAAACGGGAGGCGAAAGCCGCGAGCGTATGGCGCAAGCCTACATCCCCAAAGGCGACAAACTTATTCCTGTCGGTGATCCGAAGTATTACAAAGGCGAGCATCCTGACGCTAAGAATGTGGCTACTGCGTTACAAGTTGGGTCTTTACTTGCTATGCCTTTTGGGGGTGTTAGTGGGCTGCTTAGCGGGGTTACTGGGACTGCTGGTGCAGCAGGTGCAGCAGGTGCTGCGCTTGGCGAGCTTGGGATTAATACAGCAGGTAGTGGTGTTGCAGGGCAATTAGCTAGTTTAGGGCTTCCATCTTTTGCGGCTGACGCTGGGGCTAAAGCTTTAGTATCTGGGGTTGTTAGTGGTGGGCTTGGGAAATTATCCGGGCAACCATTTTCTACAGGGTTTAAAACCGGAGCTACATCTTCGTTGGCTTCAGATGTAATAGGTGCGGGGGTTAACAAAGTTGCTCCTGATATGTTTAAGGGGCTTGGTTCTTTAGGGGTACCTGCTAAATCCATAGCAACTTCCGCGCTTACTTCTGCCGCTACAGGCCGACCTTTTGATATTGGGCAAGCAGTAAAAGGTGCTGCAATTAACTATGGGTTAAACCAAGCTATTGGTGCAGGTGGGAAAGCCTTAAATATAGACCCTAAACAACAAGCTGCTGCTATGAAGCTTTTAAATTTTGCTGCCCCTATGATTGCAGCGCGGCGTAAGCCGGGAGGACCATGATGGGTGATCTGTTTGATGAATTTTCTGATGATTATGGCGAAGGTCCATATTCTGGGTATGATTATTCTTTACCTGAAGGGTTTGAGCTTGACGTTGATCTTTCGGGAATTAATGCGCCTAATTTAGATGCGCTGGGGGTAGGTCTTGATTTTGAGCAGATTAATGATTTGCTCGCGCAAAACCCAGAATTGTTTGATGCGTTTAAACAATTTGATCCTGCTGGCGCATCAGTTGTTTCAGAAATGTTTAACCTCAACCAGACATCTGGTGGGGGAAATCTTCTTACTTCTGATGGAAAGCTTACTTCAACGGGCACTTCTGCTTTAACTGGAGAAGGTCTGATTGCAGATGCAGCCGCTGATGAAGTTTCCGATGAGTTAGGTGGTGACACAACTAGATTATCAAACCTTACTCAAAAACCCGAAGATGTAGCTACGGCAGGAGTAACAACAGATAAAACTACAAGTACAACTACCGATAAAAAAGGAATACTAGGCACAGACATTACCGCTAGTGACGCAGCCAAATACGCTGCTATGCTCGCCGCTGCAAAGCTGGCTTATGACGATGCTAAAGCTGCAAGAGAAGAGGCGCGGGGGTGGTCTGCTCCGGGTGGGAATGCTAAACAAGCTGTGCGTAGTCCCGGTGGTGGAGTTACATTTAAGAAAGCCGGTAAAGCTATGGGAGGTGGCATTGGGTCATTGGAAATGGCGAGGGGAGGACGTGCACTACCACCACGATACCTTAAAGGACACTCAGACGGGATGGCAGACAAAGTCCCTGCACATATCGACGGTAAAAGACCTGCTGCACTTTCTGATGGCGAGTTTGTTATTCCTGCTGATGTTGTTAGTCATCTTGGTAATGGAAATTCCAACGCTGGTGCGAAACGCCTTTACAAAATGATGGATGATATTCGTGCTGCACGAACGGGCAACCCTAAACAGGGTAAGCAGATTAACCCTGACAAATTTATGCCGAGGTAATCATGGCACTTAACCTACCTACTAATTGGGCAGACCCCACAAAATACGGCGCTAAGGAAAAAATTGATTGGTTCAACGCCAACGATATAACCGCGCAAGATTTACTGAGCGCTGGTATTGGCGAAGATGCCATTGACTGGATGCTTAAGAACGGACTAAATAAAAATCCCAGCACCGCGCAGGAAAATGCGGTTACCGAAGATATAGCTCAAGATCTTTATTCACAGGCTAATGATGCGTACACCGCTAGGATTAATGCTTTAGTAGCCGCTACAGGGCTTGCAAAATCTACGGTTGCCGCCAGAGTTAATGACGGGCTTACTGACGCGCAAATAAAAGCTTTAGTAAATACAACAAATCAACAACAACAACAACAACAACAACAACAACAACAACAACAACAACAACAACAACAACAGCAGCAACAGCAGCAACAGCAGCAACAGCAGCAACAGCAGCAACAGCAGCAACAGCAGTCCCCGACAGATTATCAAAGCACCA